GTGCCCCGCAAATTTATCACTCCAATAAAACCCTTCCCCCGCTGCTGAGTTAGCAGGATTTACTAGGAGGGAATTGCTACCGTGGGCAGCTTGGGCACTACTTTGAGAAATTGCGGAACCTGAGGCGGTAAATTCACTAATCGTGGCATGTTCAATAGAGGGGTTTTTAATAAGGTTGACAGCTGGCTCTCCCCGTGATACAGTCAATAAATCAACTGCTGTTGTACCAACGGTAGTGTCAATCGGAATGTATTTAGTCCATAGATGCACACTACTTCTGGTACTGGGGTCAATTTCCCATTGAGGCCAGTTCTCAGGAAAATGTTCTGAAGTTGGCATATAAGTCTCCTAATCAGTCGAGAACCATTTCATTATACCAATAAGGCTACCCAGCACTATAGCAGAATGGATGAAAATAGCACCCATTACAAAAAATGCTGATTTAGCCCCGTACATACGAGTTCTCCAATGTTTTATTTCATCAAGTTCATCATTAAGTTTCTCTAAACTATTGCAAATCGTTGCGTTTAATTGAGTTTGCCCTTCAATGTACCTATCTAATCGTTCTGCATAGACTGCTAAGTTTACTTCAATAGAAGTGTCATTTAGTACAGGCATATGGCATATTATCGACCGAATGCTAGGATACGGATATACACAGCCGAAACGTCAGTAGTGTTTCCTACTTCATCCAAAATAGCTCCGTCTGAGCCAGCCTCGTACAAAAGTACTTTTTCATTGCTATAATCATATTGAGCTACATACCCACTCTTTTCCATGGAAATTATCATTATATGAAGCGATTCCAAACCCAACTGAGTAGCAGTTAAAGATTCACCGTTGGTAGCATAACTGCTATCAAACTGTACTCGTTTAATGACATATTTATTATTCCCAGGAACACCCGTCATATCTGACGCATTGCCTGGAACTGTTATTGCAAGAGCCATAGTTTATCCTCCTTAAATAGAACAAGAAGAGAGGGTGGGGATATATCTCAACCCCCACCCCCTCAACACATTAAGCGTTTAGGTCACAGACCTTAGCCTGAACAAAGAAGTTCTTGCAGCGTAACTCACCAAGAGTGTACAGCAAGCCCCTGACAACCAAGCTGTTAGCAGCGAAGTAGTCACGGTTCTCAATGTATTGGGTAGGCTGGGCAATTGACATCTCAAGATAGTCAGTGTCCAACACGTAAACGTTACTACCCATTACTGCGCCAGCAGAGCTTACACTCTTTGGCACATCGGCATCAGGGAGGATGGGGATACCCATATAGGTAGCCAAAACCAATCCAGTACGAGTACCAGGGAAGGTACGCTCAGAACCTATACCGACTTGGTATTCTTCCTGACCCATATAACGTTGCTGAGAATTCAACAAACGTTCTAATTTGAAATACTGGTCATGGCCCATGAGGATGAGCTTTGGCTCCCCACCATTTTCCCGTATCTTCTGGATACAAGTATCAATTAGATTAAGGGAAAGGTCACGGCCTACGCCAGAGTTGTGACTGACGTTAGCAGCAGCATTCCAATCACCAGCAGTCCGTCCAGCCAACGTAAGGTCAAAAGCCCTCGCATTGGAAACCAAACCGCCAGCAGTAGCCCCGTCCTCGGATACGATATCATCCAAGCTAGTAAACCCAGCGCGGGAATATACGTAAGCCAAGTCACCAGAAGCCCAAGCAGGGCTAGAGGTATCTACGGTTATAGTGCCACCACTATGAGCGGTAGCCGAAGCACCACCAATAGTGACACCAGAACTAAGGTCATGAGCAGCTGTGGAACCGTCATAACGGGCCACCTCATCACCTAGATGGAAATTATTCGCAATAGCTAAGCTACCAACAACGATAGTAGTACCACTACCACCAGTAGCCCTAGCAGCAGACAAGGACAACAATTCAAAGTTGACCTCTTTCATGTGGTCTAGCTGGGCGTTTTCATTTTCCAACGCCAGCACGTCACCAACACCGCCTTCTAACTGGGCGGTGAAGACTGACTTGACCGATGCACCGAAGGTTGTAGCAACGATGCGAGGCAAACTGGAAATCGTTTGGATAGCAGAAATATCTACTGTCGGGAGGTTACCAGTTTCCAGAATAGGCATACTGCGGTTAGAGCCACGGTCAGACCGAATCCTCCAACCAGCTGTGTTACCCCACACAGTACGTGGGATAGCATTAAAAAATCTTGTTTGGTTGTTCAAAGCCTGCCAAACTTTCCGTCCATACGTGGTATTAAAAATACCAGTAGCGGTGTCAACCGTAAACGGAGTTCCAACACCAGCACCAGCTTTCTTCATAAAGCCGGGGCCAAATACGCTCTGATACAACCCTCTTTGTGACTGAGCAATATACTCAGCAAGGGATGGATTAGCCATAATTTATCTCCTTCTTCTTGTTGTTTGGGTTATCCCAGGAGTTCCCTTGGGATACCATCAGTATTCCCACTCTCAATATTTTCCTGCATCCGACGCAAATCCTTCTGTATTGTGGTAGTTCCATCTACACCAATGCTATCTTCATATCGAATAACAGTAGGACGGGTAAGAGAGGTTTCTTCTCGGAAACCCATCTTGCGTAGACGGCCTTCTGTCTCTTTCTGTACGGCTTTCTGCATATCGAAGGTTCCTTCCATTGCAGACTTCAAAGCATTAATCTGCTTTTGCATTTTGGCTAATTCCGGGTACTCGCTTGCCGCATTCTCTAAAGAATAGCGTATTGCCTTTTCTCCATTCTCTTCTTCATTTCCTTCCGTCTCATCGTCTGGAAATTCATTCTCATCATTTTCTTCCTCTTCTTCATCCTCTCCATTTCCATTTCCATTTTCCCAAGGCACCCCTTCCTTCAACAGGTTAAGCTGCTTTTGCATTGCTTGAATAGTTGCCTGTTGGTCAGCCATAGCTTTTACAGGGGTGACAGCCTTTTCACTGTCATCGCTGCCTTTCTTCATTGAACCCGCTTTGCGAACTTTGTCGCCATCCAAGTCCAAACCCTGGTCAGCTTTAATCAAACCATATACTTCTCCCGCTACCGCCTTAATTATTTCCTGCTTCTCAATCTGGTCTTCTTCCTCTTGAGCCAATTCCATATCATAGTCATCCTGCTTACTTATTCGGGAGTCCATTTTATGCAAGACCTCCGCAACAGCAGCAAGAGCTAGATTGGAACCTTCAATTTGCTTTTCCAACCTTTCTACCACATCATATTCATCTGCCATGTGTTGCCTCCTTCCTCGTTCAGAAAGTTGGTCTAAGCCACCTCCGACTTCCCGATAAATAAATAGATATTGTACGAATTTCGTACTAATATATTATACTATGAATCCTGAATTATTTTTTGATTTTTATATTATAACCGGGGTCAGTTTTCCTCTTCCACGGGTACTTCCCCTGTAACAGTAAGCTTTAAAATTTCATTTCTAAAGTCATAAAGAGGAATTTGTATTAATTTTTTGAATTTATCGCATTGAGTGCCTTCAGGCATGGACGCGTCAATTAAATCTAATACTTTGCCCACCATCCTTGAGTGCCTTGCTATAACATACTCCTGTAAGGGAGTTACTTTGCTCACATCTACCATAATTTAACTCCTATTGTCGTATTTGTCCTAATGAAATCAACCCTGAAGCCAGAGCATTTAGATATTCTTCAAGCTCGGCTTCTAAGTTCAGCCCTGTACCCCCACCAGTTTCTTCATTGTCACTTAGAACTGCAAAATCCATGGCGGTTAGGGGTTTAGGCTGCTTCCAATAACCTTTCACTATACTCACCCCCCCATCTTTATTGCGTCTCTCATGAGGTTCTACCCATGAGGGTTCTAATGAATCTACCATCGCCTCATAACCCACATCTTTTGTTTTGAACCCAGGATATTTCTGTTCTATCCAATTTGGAAAAGAACCTGGGTTCGTTTCAGAATTAATTTCTCGTTGTAAAGTGATTGCAATAGCTTTCATATTCATTCTATATTATACTCTTAATGGGTAATTTCTTTTGCTGCCATTCTTTGAACTTTCGTCTTAGTAATGCTTTCCTTTGCACCAAATCCCCACTGTTTTCGTAACCCTGGTCTACGAACCAGTTCTTCCTGAACAGCCTTTAATTCTTCGGGGGAAAGCTCTCCACTATATCCAGGGGTGAGGAGCCTAACATCATAACCAGTTCGGTCTGTAAAAGTCTTTTTAGTTGATTTAAATTTAGGAGGCATATGTAGTAGCCCATACATCATCCACATTTGCACCAAACATGCTTGGCGTATCATCGAATCTATCGAGATACACTACTTCCATACCCACATTTCCGTAATGTGGATGCCAATAAGTAACTAGTTGTTTCGGAGGAGTCATTGCCTGAACGCGCTGTAAAGCAAATTCATCCCCACCCTTCATGGTGCCACATATATATGCTGACCCAGTACCAATATCCATAACATCTATACGGTGGAAATGGCCCATCATGACATCTGAAAAGTTTCCTGGCATAACCCCATCATGTTCAACAATGGTACTTTCAAGGGCTTGTTT